TCTACCCGTTCACCCCTCTGGAGGAGGCAGCGTGAAGTGTGCAGAGCAGTTCATCGGCAGTTGGACGGGGAATACATACACCTGCGGGCTGAATGGGCACCATCTTTACCATCGTGGATATGACACCGACGGAGATGTTATGGAGTGGCCAAACCAGACTGGGTTCTGCGCCACCGCATACCCGGGAACCAACGATATATGCCAGAGGCCGCCAAGTCATCGAGGCCTGTGCCGTGTGAAGATTCATGGAGTGCTCGTCACCTTCAAGGTGAAGCGATGACAGCCACACTGGAGCGCATCGAAGCTCCTCCACTGGGCGAGGTCAAGCAGATGTGGCTGAAGGGCTTCACCAAGCCGTCCAGCCGCTCCCTGCAGGCCAAGCTCGGACCCTCGGAAGTCGGCAGCTGCGCCTACTGCGTCGGGTACACGATGGCAGCCAAGCTCTGCGACATGCCTGACCGTGACCCGGACCCGTTCGGCTACGCGGCACACATCGGGACGATGTGCCACTACTACCTGGAACACAAGCTCGATCTGGTCTACGGGGCCGGCTACGACATCGAGACCTTCCGCGAGACCAAGCTGAAGGACATCTTCGAGGTTCCGGGCTACGGCAAGGTCAGCGGCAACTGCGACCTGATGGTGCCGGACTGGTGCCGGACCTTCGATTACAAGTTCCCTGGGAGCTGGAGCTACGACAAGGTGCAGATGGCCATTCGCAAGGGCCAGAACGCGCTGAAGCAGGGCAAGGAAGTCACCCACGCCCACAAGCCCAGCATGCAGTACCGGGTCCAGCAGCAGATTTACGCGCAGGGCTGGATTCAGGCCGGCTACCAAATTGATAGCTGTGTAATTATTTTTCTCCCAAGGCATACCAATGCAGTAAGCGACGTGATATTTTGGGAGGAACCAGTCAACCCCGAGCTTTACCAAGCGGCTATCGCCAACGTCGGGATCATCTGGGAATACGTCAAGGACGGCGAGCTGGGTGATCTGCCCAGCGACAAGGACTGCTACACCTGCGGGGAACGCGGCCCTGGCCGAGGCAACCTCACAACCTACCTGCAAGCAACCACCTAACAAGGAGCATTACATGAGCACCACAATCGCCACGGAAGCCTCGGCTTACGAGGAGCAGGGCATGATGGACCAGCTGGAAGCCGAGGCTGCGTTGGAAGCCCTCACTGCAGCAGCGGAAGCCACCGAGGCAACCAAGGCCAAGCCCGCCAAGAAGGCGCCGGCCAAGACCAAGGCAGTCGTGGCCAAGCCCCCGCTGTTCGACCTCGCCAGCATCGGTGCCATCATCGAGCCCCCGCGCAAGATGTCCAGCAAATTCAGCATGGTCCTCTACGGCCCCAAGGGTGCCGGCAAGACCTCCCTCGTCGGTTCGTGTGCCGATGTCCCGGCCTGGGCGCCGATCCTCGTGCTGGCCACGGAAGACGGCAGCTCGGTCCTCTCCCGGGACTACGCCGACAACCCGCTGCTGCGCGTGGTGAACCTCGAAGACTGGGCCACGGCGGCGCCGATCATCCAGGCCATCGCGGACAACGAGACGGAGTTCAAGACCGTCGCCATCGACACCCTGCCCGAGCTCCAGGAGTTCAACAAGAACCACATCACCAGCGGCGGCGAGCAGGAGATGCGGATTCAGGACTGGGGCACACTGGCGGACAACACCATCAACGTGGTCAAGATGCTGCACCGCTCCCCGTGGGTCAACGTGATCTTCACGTCCCACGTCGAGAAGGTCCAGGATCAGGAGACCGGCAAGCTCATGTACTCGCCGTACCTGCTGGGCAAGAAGTCCCTGCAGGAGGCCATGAAGCCCATCGACATCGTTTGCTACCTCGGCGTCCACCAGGACAAGAACACCAAGGAAACGATGCGCGTCCTGCTGACCAACCCGGACGGCAAGTACGACGCCAGCGATCGCTCCGGCAAGCTGGAGGTCCAGTACATCAACCCCACGATGGCAGACCTCTACGCCTCCCTGACGGAAGACCCCGATGTCGTTGAGGAGGCCGACGCACCCGAGTGATAAGCTTTTGCCTATCGCTTCCTAGTTTTCTCTGTTTTTCAAACAAACAACACACACACCCACCAAGAAGGATGTAAGCAAAATGGCTCGTCTCACTCTGAATGTCGATCAGGCCGATTTCGACTCCGCAGGCCGCACGTTCGATCCGGTTCTCGCCGGCGACTACAAGGTCACCATCTTCTCCATCACCGAGGACACCGTGAAGGAAGGCGCCAATGCCGGGAAGGGACGCCTGAAGTTCCAGTTCCGCATCGTGGACGGCGAGCTGGACAGCAACGGTGTCAACCAGGGCAACCGTCGCCTGTTCTCCGACATCAACACGTTCGGCGGCAAGAGCAAGACCACCGGCAAGGACGTTCCGCCGTTCGACCTCGTGGCCATCGGTAAGGCACTCGGCACGACTCTGGAGGAGCTGAACAACGGCTTCGACACCGACGAGTGGCTGGGCGAGGAGCTGCAGGTCACGGTCAAGTGGGTCAAGAAGCAGGAAAAGGTTGGCGAGAAGTGGGTTGACAAGACCCCGGTCGAGTATAAGGAGAAGGTGGGCGGTTACCGCTCGCTGGAGTCCGTGGCCGAGTCCGCTGCGGCCACCGCCAAGGTCACCGGACCCGCCAAGGCAGCCACCGGAGCCAAGGCAGGGGTAGCCCCCAAGGCGCCGGCCAAGAAGGCGCTCATCAAGCTCTAGCACTACCGCCCAGCCTGTGTTGGCACACAGCCCGTTCGAGACGGGCGCTGAGGCACTTAGAACCACCGAAAACCCAGGCCCCGGGCTTGGGTTTTTCATCGAAGGAGGCGGTAGGAATGTGTAACAAAATGCTGGGGAGCAAAGCATGAGCCAGGGAGACTTCCTCGACTTCCTCTGGGACGGCATCAAGGGCATCGCAGTAGCGGCCACCACCAACGACAAGGGAGACCCCGCCAACCAGCGGTTCTTCGAGTGGCCCGAGCAGCGCGAGCAACTGCTGGACCACCTCGCCAAGCAGGCGAAGCGGGACGTTTACACCTCCGACACCCTGTTCAAGGCGCCCAACGCCCGCAAGCGCTCGGCCCGCGCCACCCGTTGTGTCCAGGCAGACGCCGACACCTTCAACATCGAGGACGCGCTGCTGCCGCCCTCGGCCATCGTCCACACCTCCGAGGGCCACACGCACCTCCACTGGTACATCGAGGACTGCACGGACCCGGCCCTGCTGGAGCCGCTGGCCCACAGCGTCTCGGCCACCCACGACAAGACCAGCACCGGCCTGGACAACGGCTGGGCCATCAACAAGCTGGTCCGCGTCCCCGGCACCACCAACACCGGCTACTCCACCCCGGGCCACAAGAAGTACATCCCGGGCGCCAAGCCCTTCGAGGTCACCTACGAGCTGACCGGGGAGACCTACACCTACGCTGAGTTTGCTGCGGCCTACCCTCCCGTGGCCGTGGCCGTCGATCAGTTCAAGGAGATGGGGGACCTGCCCGGGATGGGCGAAGCCCTCCGCTCCCTGAAGTCCAACCCGACCCTGATGCAGATGCTTGCCAAGACCACCGTGGGCAACGTGGACCGCAGTGACGCGCTGTTCCTGCTGGAGAACGAGCTTTTCCGGGCCGGCGCCACGGACGAGGCCACGTATGTCATCTGCCTCAGCCACCCCTTCAACAAGTTCGCAGCTGACGGGAAGAACAACTCCGAGGAACTGCTCTGGGCCGACATCCTGCGGGCGCGAGCCAAGGCCGGCATGGAGGACGAGGAGGAGTCCGAGGACTACGCGGTGGTGGCCACCATCGAGCCCAGCGTCAAGGACAAATCCGTGGACTTCCTGACCGCGAGCGAGAAGGCCAGCATCCCCTCCACCTTCATCAGCGACTACGTGGCCTGGGCCTCCTCGAAGACCGACGCTGCCGCCGAGTACCACGTCGCCAGCGCGTTCATGATTCTCTCCACCGTGTTCTCCGATTTCGGCCACGCGGTCCCGAAGTTCGGCAAGCTGCCCCTGAATTTGTGGTTCATGGTCCTGGGCGAGACCACCCGCTCGCGCAAGTCCACCACCCGGGCGCTCGGCATGTCCTTCATCCGGGCACTGGCCGTCCTGCCGAACCCGGACGATGACGACGGCATCGTCTACAACTACGATCTGGGCTCCGACTTCACCCCGGAGGCCTTGGACAACGAGCTCCTGAAGAACCCCAACCGCTCCGCGCTGCTGCACCGCGATGAGGCGCAGGGCTGGATTCAGGAAATGGACAAGAAGGCGTACATGGCCGGCGCCAAGGGCAAGATGACCGAGCTCTACGATGGCCACGTCTCCGGCAAGCTCCGCGCCACGGGCGACAACAACCGCAAGGCCTCCGTGGACGTGGCGCTGACCCTGTTTGTCATGGGCATCCGGTCCCAGGTCTGCGACTACCTGACCCAAGAGGACTTCCGCTCAGGCTTCCTGACCCGCTTCATCTACATCGAGGCCAGTGCCCCGCCGCGCTCGGTGGCCTCGGACTGGCTGGAGCAGGAAGACATCAAGGCGGTCAAGCAGGGCGACGAGGTGTTCACCTCGATGGTCACCCGGATCGAGAACTCCCGCCAGCACTGGGAGGACTTCACCCCCTCACCGGACGCACCCACCGTGGCTGTTCCGTGTGCCCCGGACGCCTGGAAGCGCCTGAACAAATTCATCACGGACGTGCTCGATGCAGCCGAGGGCCACCAGCGCCACGTCATCATCGAGGCCGCGTCTGACCGTCTCACCAAGTCGATCCTGAAGGCAGCCACGCTGCTGGCCATGCTCGACTGCTGTGACGAGGTGCAGCTCCCCCACATGATTACGGCCATAAACTACGCCAGCTCATGGTTCGGCCACATGGTCAACATGGCCAACGGCATCAGCGAGAGCAACTGGGCGCGGAGCCAGAAGGAGGTCGAGGAGTTCATTCTCCTGAAGGGCGGCACGGTCAAGTGGGAGATTGTCTATCGGCACTTCCACAAGGACATGCGGGCCGATGAGTTCCTGAAGATCATCCAGGCGCTCACGGACGCAGGGATCATCGACGTGTACCCGGACGAGAAGAAGGTCCGCTGGATCGCGCTGTTGAGCGACGTTGAAGACGGGGAGATGGCAGCGTGAGCGCCCAGACCGAAGAAGTCGATGCCATCTTCACCGCAGACCTCACGGACATCAAGGACCGCAAGCTGCTCGGCCTGATGAAGGCCCGCGACTGCTGGCGCCTCTCGGCCCTGGCAGACCGCAAGGAGCGGCTGCGTATGGCACACGAGCTGCACCGCCACGAGATGTTCAGCCTCAACCAGCTGGCCAAAATCTGCCGGCTGAACGTGCCCACGGTGGCCCGCCACATGAAGAAGAACGCCGAGGGCGGAAAATTCGAGCCCGAAGTATTGACCTCTCTTGTGTATCTTCGTAAGCTCGTCATCATAAACACACACATACCAAGGTCTTTTGTCCAGCAGGCGGCAGAGACCGGAACCAACATCTCCACCATCGCCCGCCTCACCGGGGCATCACAGACCAGCCTCTATCTCAAAGCAGCCAACACAACCAATCAGTAGGAGCAAATCATGAGCAAGAACCACTACACCGCCACCGTCGAGGTCATCGAGGTGTCCTTCACCGACAAGGACCACGGCCACAACCAGCCCAAGACCTCCGAGCGCAGTGTCCAGGATGTGGCCCGCCTCGTGCTGAGGGCAGACACCCTCGACGGCCTGCGGGACAAGCTCGCCTCCCACGTCGCACTGATCGAGAACTGACCATGAGTGCAGCACTGGTCATCCACGATGAACTGAGCGGCTTCCACCCCGGCAACCAGGGGAGCGCCGTGGTGCTCTACGAGAGCCCCGGCGAGGCCGTCACCATCACCACCAAGTACGCCGTCCCCTTCGAGGACGACGCTGACGGCTGGGACTGGGGCCTTGGCGGCACCCGCCTCAACGTCCTCGACATCACCAACCTCCGCGATTACCTCAACGGCGTTCTCACCAAGATCGGAGCATGACCATGACGGCCACAGCAAGCGGCGAGGTCCGCACCACCAGTTCGACCGGAGCCGAGAAGGGCACCAAGCCCGAGCGCTTTGACCTCCTCCCCGCCGAGGCCCTAGCAGCAG